TGTGGGAAACCCCGAAGGCGCAGCTGGCTTAGCTTCTTTTGCCGATGATCGGTTGGAAGATGTTATTGAAGCCGCCGAAGAATGCCCTGGCGAATGCATCTTTATTGAACCATAAAGACTCATTCATCAAAAGACTTACGAAAGCTATTGCGAACTCTATGCTGGATAAGGGATTTCTGACGATGCCTTTGGCTTAGTCCGATTTTTGCCACCCACCCCAATAAAATTATTCCAAGAATGTAATATGCCATATCTGCTAAGAATAGCAGGAATAAATGAAATAACCACCATATCCATAATAAATAATTCATTGTGGTGTTTGGAAGTCAATATTGACAACCATCCGAAACGGAGAGCGAACGGGATTTGATGCTGCGTGAATATTGCTACCGTCAAAGATGATAGCTCGCCCTGGCTTTGGATATACGGTGTCCTGGAGCTCGTAGGATTCGTTAAAGAAGTAAGTTGGTCCATCTGAGTCGTTTATGTAATATAGAAGAACTTTATGATCAACAGGGTCTCCGTTGTCGTACTGTAAATCAACATGGGGAACCTGAGATTCATATTTCATCTTTGGAGGGTAGGGGGATGTTACATTTACCTTAGCCCGCAAAAGATTGATGTTGCCGAACTTGTCCACCAGATTGCCGACAAGTTTTCCAATGGCTGGTAGATGACTGGATGCAATGTCGGACTCAGATTCGTAGAGGTGATGTGACATTTGCATTGGTGCGTGTGACCACTTAACATCCTCGTGATAGATATGGCTACGGTAGAACCGATAAGGAACTTGGGGGTTGGTAAAGTAATCATATAGATACCCCTGTTCCTCTATAGACACATAGTTATCAATAATAAACATGGCTGGCGAGGTAGGGCTTGAACCTACGACCCAGGGATTAACAGTCCCTTGCTCTGCCAACTGAGCTACTCGCCATTGTATTACTTAATTAACAGTATAGCAATTGTAATTGCATGAAGTGCGAAATACACTGCATGTGTAATCTTATCTTGTTTTGACATTGTTCCTCCTTGAGCCCCCTCTCGGACTTGAACCGAGGACCGCTTCATTACAAGTGAAGTGCTCTACCACTGAGCTAAAGGGGCGCTGTTATGACGATACTATACTACAACATGATATGATGTATATATGATTCAACACACAATTTTTAGAGATTGTATTTGGGAAGACACATTAGATAGTTTAGATTATTCTGCACTAGTAGATAGAACTCATCAAATTAAAAATAATGAAAATATAAATATACAAAAAAGCAACCGTGGTGGTTGGCAAAGCTCTGGAATATTAGAAGATGAATCATTCAGGGAATGCTTTTCTTTAATCCAAAAAAAGATTAATAATGTAATCAAGGATTATGGGTTCCATCAAAATATATCAGCTGATCTAAGCTACGCTTGGGCTAATATTAATAACAAAGGAGATTACAACACAGGACATCTTCATGCTCATTCAATGATATCTGGTGTTCTGTATTTGAAGGCACAGGGTGCAGACCAAGGATTGATTGGTTTTGATTATGCTAGTAGCTCTGAGATTAAGGGGTATCACTATCCATACGAGGCTATTAGTGATTTTAATGATATTAACTCCAATACATTTTTTGCAGAGCCGATTACTGGGAGATTACTTCTGTTTCCTGGATGGCAGAAGCACTTTGTTTTGCCAAATAAAACAGATGAAGAAAGAATTTCAATCTCTTTTAATTCAATACTTAAAAATAATTGATATTCAAAGTAATTCTTGAATCAGTCACTCCAGGGTGTGAAGATGAGTGATATTGATTTGCGTCAAAAATAATAGCATCACCCTGAATTGCTTTATTAACAATTTGTGTATTTAAAAATACATTTTTATCCTCTGTGTGTTTTTTATCGTACACAACTGTTGGACCATCTGAGTCATGAACATAGTAAACAAGCGCTTTGATATCATCATTTATATAATCAATGTGAGGTCTTTCCACAATAGATTTATCGGATATTGATGTATGAAGTCTTAACGCAGCTCTAACAAGAGTAAACGGTCTATCTATGTATAACGCAATTGCGTTTAAAATAGGTATAAATAGTTCAAAGAATTCAGATGTAGGTTTTGCATCATAATATAGGATATGAGAAAACGCATAACTGGTTTGATAGTTTAAATCTTTTATAATAAAATTTTTTTCTTCAACACTTGGTGCTGAAGCAATTCTAGAATTGTAACACCAAGGGAAAGCCATTGACTCAGTAACATTTTTAATTTTTAGCTGTTGCTCAATTGGTATTAAGTTATTAACAATATTAATCATAATTTCTATGCAATCAATTTACTTGACAAGGCATACTTTACAATTCCAAAATTAGGATTAGCAATGTCTGCTGCGACAAGTGTGTAGTCGTATAATATATTATCAATCCTTCTTCTGTTATACGCTGAATGGTACTCAATCAAATAAACATCTGGCTTGATAACCATATTCTCTAGTATCTCAATTTCAGCACCTTCAGTATCAATTTTTACAATGTCCGCTTTTGGCAGCAAACTTGCTGCTACAACAGAAACTTCCTCGCCTTCCTCAACTTGATCAGCACCATGCTGAAAGCTGCACTCGCCAACATTATTAGATCCATAATACATTTTTCTTTGTTCTGTCTTTGAACCTATTGCAAGATTCATAACCATAATGTTATCAAGATCTTTTGTATTTGATTTTAAAAACTCAAAATTTTTTTTAATTGGTTCATATGAATAAATTTTTGAATTCTTCCATCGTTGATTAGCCCATAAACAAAATCCACCAACATTACCGCCGATGTCTAGAATCACTGGATTTTCTTTTTCATATGGAATGTCGTACTCCCCCTTGAATATTTTTTCAATATGAGAAATCATGTTGTTTGGAGTTTCCATCCTATATTTTTCTTTTTACTTGTTTCTTAGCAGTTTTCTTAGCAGATTTCTTTTTTACCCTTGGCTTTGGCATATCTGGAACTGGCATCCATTTACCCATTGATTCTGCAAGACTGTCAATGATCCGTTCATTTTCATATTCAATAAGAGAAATGATCATCTTATGAACAGCTTTAGCTTTTGCATCATCTGGGTCTGGCTTAAGAACTTCATGCACAGCCTCTTCTAGAACAGCTAGGTGACAGTGAAGCAATTCATGAACAATAGTTGCACGAATATCTTCTGGACTATCTTTCCTGAAGTCTTTATGTAGATACATCTTTGCTAGATGTTGACCATGAATAACTTCTGTTTCTCCGAGAGCGTCAGCACTAGATGGCTTTGCCTGCATCATGATTGTCCAATTAGAAAGCCCCATCATGTTTTTAAGCTTATTTACATAACGAATAACCCAGGCATCCATCTCTTCAACTTTTGCAGGTTGTCTTGCCATCTTATATACCACAGTTGTCCTCCACAGCTTTTCTTTCTTCATCATCTGCAAATAGGCGAACAGCGTAGATACACGGATCCCCGCCTTCTTCCCAGTCTAAATCTTCTTCATGAGTGGTTGGAATACCATCGTGTGTTGAACACACTGGTCTACTAATCCAGCCATTATCTATTCCAGTGTTAATCCATTGTTCAAAATTTACTTCCATTGTTCCAAAGAACGGATTAAAATTTTTTTCTGGATCATAAAAATTATCTGTCATTTTTCCTCCATACAAAAGCGTTTCTTAAATAAACAATACTATACGCAAACGAACCTAATATGAAACCATATTGTTTTGTAATTACTGCATAGTATGTCCAACAACATTCTACACATATCATCCACAAAAATGCTTCCCATTTTTTCTTACCAATGAAAAACATTCCTACAATGCCCATTGCAGCTAGTAGCCAAGACCACGCTTGGTTACTCATTCATTTTCCATTGGTAAAAGAAACTCTCCACGAATCCACATCAGTGCAATCGCAGCATAACCGCCAATATCAAGCAGTGTGTCATAAACACTCTCATTGGATACTGCATTAGTAACTCCTTTTGGTTTTGATAAAAGATTCTCTAGTCTTGCTACTTTATCATGCAATCTAATTGTTAGACCGTTAAGACCAAATCTTTCAATATTTTTTGGACCGTAATCTTTTTGTTTTTTAATCAAGGTAGATGTAAGCATCTCTTTGTCTAAAGAAACATTGTTTACTTTACAATAATGTAAGGCGGCAGCACCAATCATTGACCATAGCCAACTATGATACTGCCGACAATACATCAACTTATCATCATTTTCACCTGTGTAGTAATGAGGATCGCTTTCCCATGTTTTGTTGTCAATGCACCAATCAATAATATTTTTAATGTTATTAACATGGTCATCTGACAGATTAATATTCAAGCTATCCCAATAAAAATTACTCATCCGTGATTTCCAAGAGGTACCGCATTCAGTAGTCATGCCAGTTATATCAAACCTGTCTACGAACCAAAACAAATCTTTCACGGCTTCTTCCGCACAGAATTCCCATGATTTCATATTTTGCACAACTACCACTCTTTCCATGATTAGCTATTTGCTCGCTCAACCTTAGGGTCTAGAATTTCAAAATGTCCAGGCTTTACTCTTTTAAAGTAACCACGATTGGCTTTTTTGAAATTATAGAATGTTGGGAGCGAGATTTGTACATCTGCTGCAAGTTGCACAGGTGTAATAACCTTACCAACATTTCCACTAAGGAAATTTACAATATTATCTTGCTTTGACTTTCTACCAGCCATTTCTTTTACCACCTTTTCTTTGAACTTAAAAAGCTCAGCGTATTTTGAATATGATTTTTCATCAATGCTGTAATACTTAATGGTCTTTGATGGAGACCAACCTTTGTAATGACCATAAATAACAGAAGCAGCTTCTCTGTGATCTGAAACTGGAACCAAGCTAATAAGCTTGTCAAAGATTACACCGAACTCTTTTGTTGCGGTGAATCCAGAATCTTCTTCCTTGATGTTTTCTTCTGACATATACAGCCTTTCTCTAGGTATGAAAAGATTACCATTTTTAGAAAACAAAATCAACGGGAAGGGTAATTATTTTAAAAATAAAAACAGGCATCCTCACACATTTATAATAACCTTTCGGAATACTACAAACCTGAAGATGCCCGTTTAAATTTATTTTCTAGTTGATGTTTTTTTAACAGCTTTATTTGCTACTGGCTTTGTTTCTTGTTTTGGGTTGTGTGAGTCAATGTGTTTGTCAAGTTTGTTTTCTACAACCTCAACATCAGTGTGAAGCTCTCTTAGTAAAGAAGCGACTACGCCATGATCGTTTTTGTTTTCTATTCTTCCCTTTTGTACCAAAGCTACCAGGATTCCCCCGACAGCAGCAATTAGAGCAACAGTTACGGCTTCCATCAGCCCTCACTATTATGCAAGCAGAAAGCTTGCAATATCCTCTACTGACATGTCAAACTTGCCGAACTCCTCTTCAAAAGAAGAGAGTGCCGTAACAAGATCGCTCTTCTTAACTGTTTTTGGGTCAAGAGGGACTTCTTTTGTGCCTGATGTTTTCCCAGCACCAGATGTTGGTGTTGATGCAGAACCAGCTGTTGGGACTGAACTTACCTTCTTTTCTGGATCAAGAGGAACTTCATTAATCATTCCCTTGATAATATCAACTTGCGAATTATGCCATGCGGCAGCCTTAATGTGATCTTGCATTTGTTCTGCGGCAGTTTTTGCAGCAGTTTCGTGCCAAGACTTCATTGAGTTGTGGTCAGAGACCATTTTCTTCATATTGTCTTTCATATATTCTCCTTGTATTAAAGATATGCTTACTAGCATATCATAGTAAATTTTTTATAACCTCATTAGCAATGTCAGAACCAATGTTTTTATCCATTTCGTCTTCCATCTCGTCTTCTTCTGGCGTAACAACGCCGTCTGGAATTATAGCAAATCTGCACATTCCGTCATCTTCAACTTCTTGAGCAATAATTTCGCAAACTCCATTGCCTTCATAAAGAACACAATTGGAGCATTTAACACCAATGTCTTTAACATCATTTTCTTCTGCGCTTTCATACCCAGCCCAAATACCAGTTTCGTCTTCATTAAACTTTCCAAATTTTCTGGCAATTGTAACTAGGGCATCAGCAAGAGCTGCTTCTTCCTCTGCGAGATCTTCAGCAACTTTTGAGATATCAAATCTTTTCATAATCTACAATTTTATCATGTTATTCATAAATGCTCACAACATCAGCCTGCTCCCAGCGCTGGACTGGGATTTGTACCCTCCAGAAATAGGCGGCAGCATCTTCGGATGAATAAACAATTCTTGCATATGCTTTCTTAGCACCTTCATCATAAACAGGGCACTTAGGATAAGAGCAGAAATACAAAGCTTTATACTGATACCTATCTTCATGCCAATGTACTGCATTAACCACTACAAGGTTTTTATTGCAGTATGGACATGTTCTTGTCGGATAAGGAAAATCCTTAATTACCTGTCCCAAAATCATATTTATCCTCTCCATCATCATTAAATATTTTCTTTCTTAAGATATAAGTAATGATCTCATCAATTTTATTTCTTGCTATTTCAACTCCATCCATTAAAGCATTGAGTTCGTCAATCGTCATTGGGTAACTATCTTCTGGAGACATTATAACAAATGCTGGAACATAACTGTTTTCAAAAGGCACTGCCTTAATTATAATCTGGAGAGACTCAATATCCTCTAGATTAATGTCAGAGTTAAAACTTGTTATTCTCATCTACTTCTTTTTTTGTTAATGTTAGAGTTAGTTTGTGGAAGTTTAACATGTACATTTTTATTCTTATCTTTATCTTGTTCAGGGTATTTGATAAGCCTAATCCACTGTATACTAAGTATAATCAGTAGGCTAGATAACCAAGTAATATCTTTGTCTAAAAGAATGTTCACTGAGTATCTTAGACCAGCTGCTGATACTGCTGTCCAGATAGAATAAAAGAAGAAAATTGACATAAAGAAATCATATCAGAAATATACAAATTTTTTATCTACAAGATCACTTTTTCTCAGATTTCATGGTATGCTTCGCATGCAGGCATGCGGGAGAACCCCGTATACTATATATACTTAATAACTATATATACTTATATACTTAGCATACTAGCATTATGTTTGGAATGGAAAAGATGGTATGGTGGAAGTATGCAAATTATTGCTGTTGTTGAATCCGATGATTACGGTCCAGCAGCAATTGTTGACCCCGAACAAATTTCAATTATGAGATTTGATGATTTGTATTTGGCGGCAACTAGGTGTGTATTTACCAACATGGCAATAACTTCAGAAATATCTGAAGAAACAGCCAACGAGTTGATGAAAAAAGGTGTAAGATGTTTGTCTATGTCATCAGACAAAACTGTTCTGGAGAATGAAAAAGAGTAACACCTTTAATGAAAAAAATTAGCTGGTTTAGTCTAAATCATATGGATGCATCTGGTGACACTTGGTATAGCCAGGGTTACTACAACGCTGCCCTTTCTACAATTAAAGCTCTGCAGGAAAAAGAATGCGCTGTCTTTTACACAAGAGAAGACATTCCATATCACATTAATTTTTGCCCCCCAACTTATTACCAAATGAAGTCAAAATACAATGTTGGGTATACTCCTTGGGAGTCAACTAAGATCCCTCCACACTGGATTGACAATATGCGTAAGTGTGATGAAGTCTGGGCTACATCTGATTTCATCAGGGATATTTATATCAAGCATAATGTTAATGCAAATGTGTTCACTATCCCTCATGGAATCTCTCCAGAGTTCTCTATACTTGAAAGAGAGCTAACTGGGAAGTTTAATTTCTTACATGTTGGCGGAGATTCAAAAAGAAAAAACGCACAAATGGTTGTTGATGCTTTTCTTGAGTTGTACGATGGCAATGAAGATTTTCAGTTAGTTTTGAAATATAACAAGTTCTGCTACGCAGAGTGTTATGTCAACGATCAACTCGTGCCAGCTCATAATCATCCTCAGATTCTTGGAATTCCCGATAACTTCAACACAGAAGACTTAGTGTCTTTGTATCATAAATGTCATTGTATGGTTTATCCAACAATGGGTGAAGGTTTTGGAATGATTCCATTTGAGGCAATTGCAACTGGTTTGCCGACAATTGTCACAAACTTAACTGGCTGTGCTGATTTTGCAAAATATGGCATTCCTCTTGAGGCTAGTTTTGTAAAAGCTGATTGGCAAGATCACCTCTATGATTGTGACACTGGAGAATGGGCAAGTCCAAACTTCCAACAACTTCTTGATTTAATGGAGAATGTTGTAAATGAGTATGATGACTTTAAAAAGTATGCTCTTAAGTCAGCAAGAATTATTCACTCTGAGTGGTCTTGGTCATCAGTTGCTGATAAAATTTTGAACCGTTTTGATTTTTATCAAAATTCTTTGTCGTAGTCCTAAGCACTAATCTTTGACTCTGCTATGCTCAGCGTCTAAACTAGTTGTTCTTACTTTTGGAGGTATGTAGATGTCACTGTTGTCAAATGATTTTATTGCTAGTTATGGTTCAAAGACCCCGCCTTGGGGTTTTGGTGGTCTTGGAGAAGTTGTGTTCCTTAGGACATACAGTCGCAAGATTGAAGGAACTGACTTAACAGAGTCTTGGGTTCAAACCATAAAGAGAATTATTGATGGCGCTATTGAAATTGGAGTCCCATTCTCTCAGGAAGAAGCAGAGAAGTTGTTTGATCACATGTTCAATCTTAGGTGCTCAGTCTCTGGCAGAGCCCTCTGGCAGCTTGGTACGCCTCTTGTAAATAAGTTTTCTGGAACTTCACTCAATAATTGTTTTTATACAAACATTGAAAAGATTGAAGACTTTGAGCTTTTGTTTGATTACTTGATGCTCGGTGGTGGTGTTGGTTTTTCTGTTGAGCGTTCAAAGATTCATGATCTGCCAAAGATTAAAAAAGTAAATTACATTACAGCAGAAAGAACAGCAGATGCTGACTTTATCGTTCCAGACTCAAGACAGGGGTGGAGAGAACTTCTTCACAAGGTTCTTGAATCTTATTTTATTACTGGAAAATCCTTTACATATTCAACAACTCTTATTCGTGAATATGGAGCACCGCTAAAGACATTTGGTGGTATCGCCTCTGGTCCAGGAGCCCTTGTAGAGGGTCTCGTTGATATTGGTAAAGTTCTTGACAATCGTGTTGGTAAAAAACTTCGTTCAGTTGATGTGTTGGATATTTGCAACATCATTGGTCGTATCGTAATCTCTGGCTCTTCACGCCGTTCAGCACAGATTGCTATTGGCGATCCTGATGACATGCTATTCCTTCGTGCAAAAAACTGGGGAAGCGGTAATGTCCCAGCCTGGAGATCAAACAGTAATAACAGTATCTATGCAGACTCCTATGATGAGATCGTTCCAGAATTCTGGAAGGGCTATGACGGAACTGGTGAGCCTTACGGCTTGCTAAACAGAAAGATGGCAAGAACATATGGAAGACTTGGCGAGAAGTCACCAGATCCAACAGTTGAAGGATTCAACCCATGCGCAGAAATTGCACTATCAGATGGTGAATCTTGCAACCTTTCTACAATCTTTTTGCCAAACATTGAGTCGTTGGCTCAAATGCTTGAGATTTCAAGACTTCTGTATATGGTTCAGAAACAAATTACAAGGCTTTCGTATCCATACGAGAAGACGAACACTATTGTTCACAAGAATGGTCGCCTCGGTCAATCCGTAACTGGTATTCTTCAGGCAACAGAAAAGCAAGTTGCATGGCTTGATGAGACTTATGTGTACCTTAAGAGCTTTGATAAGTCCTACAGCGAAGATCACGGCTGGAATCCTTCGGTTAGACTTACCACTGTCCAGCCATCTGGAACCCTTTCGCTTTTGCCAGGTGTGACACCAGGTATTCACCCAGCATTTGCTAACTTCTATACAAGAAGAGTTCGTTTTAGTTCTGTTGATCCACTAGTTGATGCTTGCCGTAAGCGTGGTTATAAAGTTGTTTGGGACATTGGGCTGGATGGTCGTGAAGATCATACTCGCTATGTTGTTGAGTTCCCATGCAAATCACCAGAAGGTGCTGTATTAGCCGCAAACATGACTGCAATAGACCAGCTTGAATGGGTAAAGAAGATGCAGACTGAGTGGGCTGACAATGCTGTTTCTGTAACAGTGTATTATCGCAAAGAAGAACTGCCAGCTATTCAGGAGTGGTTGTCTAAGAACTATGACAAGAGTGTTAAGTCTGTTTCATTCCTTTTGCATGTTGATCATAACTTCCCGCTTCCTCCGTATGAAGAAATTACTGAGGAAGAGTACAATAAGTCTATTGCAAAACTAGACTTTTCAATCCCGCTTCAACAAAATTCTAGCGATCTAATGATTGATATGGATGACTGTGCAACGGGTGCATGCCCGATACGCTGATATCTGAACACAGCTGTACTGTTTTTGATTAAAACTAGTGTATAATTAAACTTATGTCGTCAGATATGATCAAAGATAAGAATATTTGGGTTCCAGAGCGCTCTTACGGAGTGTGTGTATACTTTACGGCTGAGGGTGAAGCGTTGTCGGATGGCGATGGTGTCCTTTCAGCAGAAGGTGTAATGTATGATCTAAGCATTGAGCGTAGAGTTCTTGAAGCTGGTAAGTACTGGTCTGGCGATGATGATGGACATGTTAGATGGATTGCTGGTGGTAGAAAAATTTCTGCCGCAGAAAGAGATGATCAAACAGAAAGATTGGCTAACGGATTTGTAGCTGATCCATTTGAAGATATGTTTGATGAACACTTTGACAATAGGAGACAGAATGGATAAGAAAATGGAACTTGCGCAAGATGATTTTGCCGAAAATGAAATAGATGATATTTCATACATGGGGTTTACATCAAAGACTGAAGATTCAGATCCTTTTTCCTTTGTAAAAATTTCATCACTTTCTCCAAAGATGAAGCGTAAAGCAATGCGTCTGCAAAAAAAACATGAGGGAGAAGATGGTACTAAGTCAAAATATGTTGACCCAGAAGTTGTAAGTGGATATTCACTTTACGACATTGTAAACCCCCCATATGATTTAGACACACTCGCTGGTCTGTATGACCAAAGTGCAATTCACTATGCAGCAATTAATGCTCGTGTTATGAATACCGTTGGTCTTGGATATGAATTTGTAGAAACACTTAAGGCTAAAAGAAAGATTGAAAAAGCTCAAGGTAGTGAAGAAAAGATTACAAGACTAAGACAGCAGTATCAGGATCTCAAAGAGGATCTTGATGAAACATTTGAGAACTTAAATATTGAAGAGACTTTGATTGAAACCTTAGTTCGTGTATGGCAAGATGTCTTAACTGTTGGTAATGGCTATCTTGAAATTGGTCGTAACAATGCTGGTCAGATTGGTTATATTGGTCATGTTCCAGCAACACTTGTTCGTGTCCGTAGAAAGCGTGATGGCTATGTTCAGATTGCAAAAACAAATAAGATTCAAGCAGTCTTCTTTAGACAGTTTCAGGATAAAGAAACTCCTGATTCAATCAATAATGATCCAAAGCCGAATGAGCTAATTCATTTTAAAATCTATTCACCTAACAATACATACTATGGAATTCCATCAGCAGTTTCTGCTGCTGCGGCAATTGTTGGTGATAAGTTTGCAAAAGAATACAACATTGATTATTTTGAAAATAAAGCAATACCTCGTTACGCAATTCTTATTAAGGGTGCAAAACTTAGCAATAAATCAAAACAAGAATTGATTAACTATTTTAGAAATGAAGTTAAGGGTCGTAACCACGGAACACTGGTAATTCCAATTCCTGCCAATCTTGGAACAGATACTGATATTAAGTTTGAAAAACTTGAAGCTGGCATTCAAGATTCTTCTTTTGATAAATATCGCAAATCAAATCGTGATGAAATTCTTGTTGCGAACAGAGTCCCTGCGCCAAAAGTTGGTGTTTATGACAACGCAAACTTGGCTGTATCAAGAGATGCTGATAAGAGCTTCAAGATGCAAGTGATCGGTCCAGATCAATCAATTATTGAAAAGAAACTAAACAGGCTTATTGCCGAGTTTACTGACTTGATGGCAATTCGTTTGAAGAAGATTGACCTCGTTGACGAAGATATTCAGTCAAGAATTAATGATAGATATCTACGCACAGAAGTTATTACCCCTAACGAGGTTAGAGGTCAAATCGGTTTGCCAGAGCGATACAATGGAGATCAGGTTTTGCCTTTCCCAACAAATGTTAAAAAAGAGCAAAATGCGTCTGGTAACTCCAGCGTGGGGGCTCCTCCAGGAAATGATAATAATTCTGCTTCTGATCCACCTAAGTCACCGACTGGTGATGGAGCAACAAGTAATCCAGTGGCAGACGGGGCTCAAGCCGAGCGTGGTCAAAACCAAGATTCTGGAGTGAACAACGATTCAACCAGTAAATTTATTCAAGGAGAATACAATGAGTGAAAGTAGTTTGGTATATTCAAATAAGAATTTAGTGACAGCTGATGGTGTTGTAAATATTGGACAACACACAAGTGAGTTGTATGTTTATAATAAAGGAGCGAGTGATGTTGACATTAAGCTTAATGGGCAATATACAATCCTTCTTCCAGCAGAGTCTACGGAATACATAGAAATTGATGGCGATTATACAACCATTCAGGTAGTTACCGCCTCTTCTGCTGTAGCAGTTTTTGCACTAGGCTGATTTGCAATATTGTTAAAAACAATATATGCTGGTAGGCTACGAGGGCTAAATGTCGGATTTTAATATTTCATTCCCAATTGATATGATTAAGCGGGAACAAAGGATTGTTGTTGGTATTGCTACCGCAGACAATATTGATAAAGCTGGTGATATTGTTGATTTTGAGGCATCCAAAGAGGCTTTTGCAAACTGGGGTGGGAACATTAGAGAAATGCATGCCCCTATTGCCGTAGGCAAGGCTGTTAAGTATGAGCCAGTTGTTATTACTGGCGCTGATGGAACATCATACAATGCCGTTAAGGTAGAAGCTTATATTTCAAAGGGCGCTGAAGACACCTGGCAGAAAGTTCTTGACGGAACCCTTCGTTCTTTTTCAATTGGCGGCAAAGTAATTGAAAAATCCGCATCCGCAGATAAATTTTTTCGTGGTAAACCAGTAAATATTATTAAGAAGTATGTTCTTGGTGAGCTTAGCCTTGTAGACAATCCTGCAAACGCTTTGGCTATTATTGATATTATCAAAATGAACGATGAGGGTCTATTCAAGTACGCTCTTGATTGCGACCTTGATTGTCAGCTAGCAAAGGCAAAGCAACCTCTTAAGGATCCAAAGGGTGGTCTTACAGCGGCTGGTAGAAGACACTTCAAAGAAACAGAAGGGGCAAATCTAAAGCCAGGTGTTCGTGGTGCTGCCGATACCCCAGAAAAAATGCGCCGCAAAGGTTCATTCCTTACAAGATTTTTTACAAATCCATCTGGTCCAATGAAAAAGCCAAATGGTGAACCAACACGACTTGCGCTTTCAGCAGCGGCGTGGGGTGAGCCAGTGCCTCAGGATATGGCAGACGCAGCAAGACTTGCTGCGAAAGGTCGCAGGATGCTTGAACGCTATGCGAACTCAAAGAAGAAAGGTTTCTTAGAAAACGATTTTGACGAGGATTTGTTGGATGTTGTTCTGGAATTAATGAAAGATCAGGGCTGTGACTGTGGTTGCGATTCTTGCGAAGATGTTGAGAAAGATGCGTCTGTAACAACAGAAAATGCAGAGTCTAAGTATCCAGCAAGAAATGGTATCACATCACCAACGGTTCCTCCTTTCCCATCTGGCTCTCCAAAGTTCAAACCAAAAAAGAAAATTAAGAAAGAAGGCAGTCCCTGCTGGGAAGGCTATCACCAAGAAGGTGAAAAGAAGGGTGCGAATGGAAACATGGTTCCAAATTGTGTTCCAAACAACCCTGCTCAAAATACAACAAAAAGTGAAATGTCCTTACAAGACAGTGAATTTTTTGATACAATTAAGGAGATGATTGAGAAAATGGAATCTATTATTCAGCAAGACTCTGAATTGCAATTAAATGATACTTATGATAAGATCTCTGACATGAATGAACAAGAAATTAGTAAGCTTAGTCTATTGAAAAAGTTTATTGGATGGCTTGTTCCAGATGTCGCAGAAGAAACAACTTCAACTTCCGTTGAAGTAAGTGGAGACACACAGGAGGAAGAAATGGACATTAATGTTCTTAAAGATGCTCTGAGTGCTGTTGTTGAT